TCAGTATGTTAAATCTGTTGAACTAAGAAAAAATCAAAGACGTGAGATTTCTGATATGAGAAAAGACATTGATGAAATAAAGGCATTATTGAAAATAATAGTTGATGGTAATAATAAGACATAAATATAATTAGAAAATATTATTTTAAGTAGATGGCAGCCGTATATGTTTCGAATTTAGTTATCAATGCAGGATCAGATTTCAGTCAAACATTTGATTTGATAGAGAGTGATGATTCGGGACCATTAAATTTAACTAATTTTACAGTCTCAGCTCAATTTAGGAAACATGCTGGAAGTTCTTCGAAACATGATTTTACAACTGCTGTAAGTGATGCACAACAGGGAAAGATACTAATATCTTTGTCAGCCTCAGAATCATCTACACCAAAACCAGGTCGATATGTGTATGATATTATAATAACGGATTCAGGAAACGTTAAAACAAGAGTAATTGAAGGATCAGTTCTCTTAAGGGAGGGAGTAACTCGATAATGCCAATAAAAGTAAGAGTTGGACAGACAGATGCAGTAAAAATACTATCCAGTGCGGGTGGTGGTTCTGTTGAGTCATTTATTTCTAAAAACGTCATAGGTGGTATTGCCTCTGTAACACAATTGGATGTTACTGGTATATCAACTTTTAATGGAAATATTAATGTAACTGGTGTATCAACTTTTAATGATGTTATTAAATTCAATAATGCTGATGTAATTTTCCAAGGTGCTGCTGCTGGTCAGAATATAACATTTGATGCTTCTGAAAATGATTTAGAGTTTACTGATCTTGCCAGATTAAAATTCGGAGAGCAGGATGATCTTGAGATATGGCATGGAACTAATAACGACAGTCATATAAAAAATTCTACTAATGATCTTAAAATTCGTAGTGATTCACTCATACTCAAAAGAGAAGATGATAGTGAGCCATATCTTAAAGCTACTGTTAATGAGGATGTAAAAATATATTATAATGGTAATGAGAAATTTGCCACTACAAATGAAGGTGTTTTAGTTTCAGGTCTAACCACTACTGGAACATTATCTGTTACTGGTGTATCAACTTTTAATGGTGATGCGTTTTTCAATGGTATTGTTACTGCTACTACATTTTCAGGAATAATAACAACCGCAGCACAACCAAATATCACATCTGTTGGAACTCTCTCTTCATTAAATATATCTGGTATTGCCTCTATAACCGATACTCTTAAAGTAGGAACTGCTATCACTGCTAGTGGTGGTATTATAACTGCCACAACATTTAGTGGTAATGCAACAACTGCTACTTTGTCAGTATTCTCATTCATGAAGAATAATAGTACTACTGATGAAACAGTATTCCCTGTCTTTGTGGATGGTGATGGTAATCAGGTAGCTCAGGAGTTAGAGATTGATAGTGGATTTATGTATAATCCATCCACTGGAATATTAAGTGCCACTACATTTAAGGGTTCTTTAACTGGTGATGTAACTGGAAATGTTTCAGGAAATACTGGAACTGCAACGTCACTAGCAAACGCAAGAACTATAGGTGGTGTAAGTTTTGATGGCACTGCAAACATAGATTTACCTGGTGTAAATACATCTGGTAATCAAAACACAACTGGAACTGCTGGAGGATTAAGTGGTACACCAAGTATAACTGTTCAGGATATCACTGCTGAAACAGTTTCTATTGGAGGAACATTATCATATGAGGATGTAACAAACGTAGACTCAGTTGGTCTTGTTACTGCAAGAGAAGGTGTAAGAATCAGCACTGGAGGACTTGTTGTAACTTCAGGTGTTTCTACTTTCAGTGGAATTGCAACATTTACGCAAAATGTATTTGTTGAAGGAACATTAACCGCAGAACTTATAGATGGAGGTGTATTTTAATGGCTAAACCAAGTACTAGACAAGAATTGATTGATTACTGTTTTCGCAAATTAGGTGCACCAGTTTTAGAGATCAACGTCGATGATGATCAAGCAGATGATCTAATTGATGATGCCCTTCAATTGTTTGGAGAAAGGCATTTTGATGGTATTGAGAGAATGTATCTTAAGTATGAATTAACTCAAGAGGATATAGATCGTGGAAAGGCATCGGGAACATCTGGAGTTGGAATCGTCACAACTACTGGAAATTCAACAAGTGTAAGTGGTTTAGGAACTGTTACTTCTAATTTTTACGAAACATCAAACTTCATACAGGTTCCAGATTCAGTCGTTGGAATTGATAGAATATTTAAATTTGATACAAGTTCAATATCTGGTGGAATGTTTAGTATTAAATATCAGTTATTTTTGAATGATCTGTATTATTTCAATTCTGTTAATCTTCTACAATATTCTATGACAAAAAGATATCTTGAAGATATTGATCATTTACTTACAACAGATAAACAAATAAGATTTAATAAGAGACAAAACAGATTATATCTAGATATTGATTGGGCTGCACAAGATGTAGGAACATTTTTAGTGATTCAATGTGATCGAATTTTAGATCCTGATAACTTTACTGGTGTCTATAATGATAGTTTCTTAAAATTATATCTCACATCATTAATAAAAAGACAATGGGGTCAAAATTTAATTAAATTCCAAGGTGTTAAATTGCCAGGTGGTTTAGAAATGAATGGAAGACAGATATACGATGATGCGGAGAGAGAATTAGAAAGTATTAGAGAAAGACTTATTTCCGAGTATGAATTACCACCTCTTGATTTTATAGGTTAATTATAATGGCATTAAATCCCTTTTTCTTACAAGGATCACAAAGTGAACAAAGACTCGTTCAAGATTTAATCAATGAACAGTTAAAAATTTATGGTGTTGAGGTAAAATATTTACCTCGAAGAATAGTTAAAAAGGATAATATATTTACAGAGGTTCAATCTTCTAGATTTGGTGATAATTTTTCAATTGAAGCATACGTAAACACATTTGATGGGTATGGTGGAGCTGGTGATATTATGACTAAATTTGGTATGAGTTTAAAAGATGAACTTATAGTTACAATATCAAAAGAAAGATTCGAAGATTTTATTTCCCCATTTTTAGAGTCTTTACCTGAAGATGAGATAGAAGTTACAAGTAGACCAAATGAAGGAGATTTAATATTCTTTCCATTAGGTGGAAGACTTTTTGAAATTAAATTTGTTGAACACGAAAAACCTTTTTACCAGTTGGGTAAAAATTATGTTTATGAACTTAGATGTGAACTCTTTGAACTTGAAGACGAAGTAGGTGGATGGGATCAACTTAGCACAACAACTGAGGAGATTGATGATGCCCTTGTTGATCAAGGTTATATTACATCTCTCAAACTTATATCAGTTGGTTCGACAGCAACATTAGGTGTAACCACTTCAACTGGATATATTCGTAAAATATTTCTTAATGAGGATGGATATGATTATGATAAAGTACCAACAGTCACAATCAGTTCACCACCAGGAGCAGGAACTACTGCTACTGCAGTGGCAATCACAACATCCATCAATGGTATAAATTCTGTCAAAGAAATATTATTAACAAATGCAGGAGCTGGATATACTGTTACACCAACTGTAACAATTGTAAGTGCTGCCTCTACAATATTAGGTATTGGATCAACAACGTATGGTGTTGGTGCAGCTGCAACAGCATTATTGGTCACAGATAGTGCTGGTGTTGGAAGTGTAAGTGTTACATCAAGTGGTGGTGGATATCCTACTACACCAACATTATTCTTCAACAGTCCTATATCTGGAGTAGGAACTGCTACAGGTAGAGTTTTAATTAATAACACAAGCAATGTCGTTACACAAGTTCTCATATCAGATGCAGGTATTGGATACACAAGTGGTACTGGAATTGCCACGGTTTCTCCTCCACCAGTAATAACAGGTATTGGAACTTATCAATTTAATGAGGTTGTTACAGGTTCAGTTTCTAATGCAACAGCAAGAGTTAAATCTTGGAATGTGACAACGAATACATTAAAATTAGGAACAACAAATGGTACTTTTGTTGCTGGTGATATTATAGTTGGATCTGCATCATCCGCACAATATACTGTTGATTTTGTAGAATCAGCAGAATTTGCTGATAAATATGATAAAAGTGATGAAATCGAAACAGAAGCAGATGATATCATCGATTTTTCAGAAAATAATCCATTTGGTACATTCTAATGTTAGGAACTTATTACTATCATGAAATAATTCGAAAGACAATTGTTTCTTTTGGCACCTTGTTTAATGCTATTAGTATTCGACATGATGATAAATCAGGTAATACTTATAGTGAATTAAAAGTTCCTTTGGCATACGGACCTTCACAAAAATTCTTAGCAAGACTCGAACAACAAGCAGATTTAAATAAACCAGTTGGAATTACTCTTCCTCGAATGTCTTTTGAAATGAATAATGTTTCATATGATTCATCGAGAAAAACTGGAATCACTCAAACATTTAAAGCATCAGATGGTAATAATGTAAAAAAAGTTTTTATGCCCGTTCCATATAATATTGGATTTGAATTAAATATACTTGCAAAATTAAATGATGATGCTCTACAAATTATTGAACAGATATTGCCATATTTTCAACCATCATTCAATCTTACAGTTGATTTAGTTAAATCCATTGGAGAAAAAAGAGATATACCAATTGTTTTAGACAGTATTAATTTTCAAGATGATTATGAAGGAGATTTTTCAACACGTAGAGCATTAATATATACATTAGGATTTACGGCAAAGACCTATCTATTTGGTCCTGTTGCAGAGTCCTCTGAGGGTCTTATTAAGAAAGTTCAAGTTGATTATGCTGCTGACACTGATGTTCGAAATGCAAAACGAGAAGTCAGATATACTGTAACACCTAACCCAGTAGATGCTGGACCAGATGATGATTTTGGATTTAGTGAAACAACTTCATTCTTTTCTGATTCTAAATCTTATAGTCCTACAAGGCAAACTGATATCTAATGGATAATTTTAAATCTATTGACAAAGCTTTAAATATCAACTCTGAAGTTGTGCCTACACCTGAAGATGTTGTTGCTAAGAAGGGTCAACTTAAAAAAGTTGAAAATCATGATGTTAGTAAAGATTATGATTATACAAGAGGTAATTTATATTCATTAATCGAAAAAGGACAGGAAGCAATTAATGGAATTATGGAAGTTGCTGGTGAAACCGCAAGTCCAAGGGCATATGAAGTTGCAGGTCAGTTAATTAAATCAGTGGCAGATACTACTGACAAACTTATGGACTTACAGAAAAAAGTTAAAGAAGTTGAAGAAGATGTAAATAAAACTACAAATAATGTCACAAATAATGCTTTGTTCGTTGGTTCAACATCTGAGTTGTCAAAAATGCTGAAACAAGGAATTCTAAATAATAAAGAGGCACCGAATCCTAAGAATGAAAAAGTGTAAATCTGGATACTATTATTGCTACACTGATAAGAAGTGTAAACCTATTCCTCGTGGATATCATGTAGGTGGTAGAGGTCTATTAGAACCTGATGATGATAGTAAAAAGACTAATGGTAATGGTAACGGAAATGGCAATGGTAATGGTAATGGTAACGGAAATGGCAATGGTAATGGTGGAAACGGTGGTGGCAATGGAGGAGGAATGAGTGAAGGATCATTACATAAATGGTTCAAGGGTTCTAAATCCAAAGATGGAAAAGGTGGATGGGTTAATGTAGTCACAGGTGGAACTTGTGCAAGTGACGAACCTGGTGAAGGAACACCAAAATGTGTTTCATCTTCTAAGAGAGCAAGTATGACAAAAGCAGAAAGATTATCTGCTGCACGTCGTAAGAAAAAAGCAGATCCTGGTCAACAA